ACCGATTAACCGGGCAGCTCTTATCAACCGCGAATGAAACGACCAATACGGTTACGGTTACGGGCAAATACCTCCCGATGGCCGCTATGTTATACGCTAAGGAATTCTCGTTGAGTATTAAGCCGAAGGTCGTAGATACAACGGCGATAAACTGCACAAGTCCGCCCGCGTATGAGACTAAACAAAGAGCCCTGTCTGAAGTAACCGGCACTATAGGAACGTTCTTTACTCCCGATGCAGCGGCTACGTTTGGCACGGCGATAACGGAATACTTTATAAAAAGTTTAACTGGTTCCACCGTATTCGCTTTAGAGTTGTATGAAACGGCAAACTACAACGTAAGGGCGTGGGTTACCGTGGATACAGAAGCGATAAAGGCGAGCATTAATAACGTGCTCGAAGAAACGGTATCGTTTAGGGGCGTCGCGGACGCAGACGGTAGGGTAATTAGTCAGATATAATTCTGTAATCTTAGGTTTACGATCATCTATTGTTAGATGGTAGGAAGCGATACGCTTTGGAGAAAAACGGAGATAAGGCAACAAAGGTGGACTCGGCTATGAGTCTACGCGATCGAATACTGAATGCGAAAGATACTCGCGAAGAGATAGTAGACGTGAGCGAATGGGGCTGGGGTAATGTACTCTGCCGTAACTTAACGGGATTAGAGCGTGCAGCGCTAAGTAAATTAGCCACGTTTAGGGTAGACGGCAAGATGACGAGTAAACAGACAGCGGTTGATACCGTTATACTGGGCGCATACGATCCCGAGACACGGGATAAACTATTCCAGGAAACCGATAGAGACGCGTTGTTAAAACATAATACCGCACCCGTGGATAAACTCGCCACCGTAATTAACGACCTAAGCGGTTTGAGTATGAGTAGCGAGGACGAGATAAAAAACGGTTCGACCTAGACCAGTTCCGTAAAGCATGTTTCTCGATGGCGCGGCACGTATTCCATTTACCCGTTAAAGAGATGCTCAGTAGAGTAGATAGTTACGAGTTATCAGAATGGTTTGTATATTTCGAGATGGAAGAGAAAGAAAGGGAACGGGACCAGAAACGACGTGAAGCCGAGAGTTCTAGTTCTAATTCTAACGCGAATACACCGGGCATACCGCCGACGTTTTAAGTTTGAGGTTAAGATATAAATGGCCGAAATTGCGGACTTAATGGTAAAAATCGGTGGTGACGCTTCCGGTTTAGAAAGCGCACTTAAAGGTGCCCGGGGTGCTGTCGAAGGCGTAGCCAGCGGTATGAAATCTGTCGGCGTAGGACTCACCGCCGCCGTCACCGTACCATTAGTCGCTCTTGGGGCGGCGGCTATGAAGGCGTCGGCGGACGTTGGCGGCGCGTATCGTAGTATACAGCGTGAGACGGGTGCCACTGGCACGGAGTTAGCCGGACTTAAAACCGCTTTTGATACTGTATTTAAAACCGTTCCGGCGAGTGCCGACGATGTGGCCACCGCGCTTACTAGAATAACGCAAACGCTAGATTTAACTACTGCAGCCACCGGTGTATTAGCCACGCAGTTTTTAAACCTGTCACGTATGACGGGTACGGACTTAACGACTAATATAAACTCGGCTTCAGAAGCGTTTAACGCGTGGGGAGACAAAATACCAGATGTCGGGTTCGCATTAGACGCCCTTTATACTATATCTCAACAAACGGGGCAGTCTGTTAGTGATATATCGAGTACGCTCGCGCTTGCCGCAGGCCCCGCGCAGGCGGCAGGACTGGGATACCAGGAAACCGCTATACTGGTTGCTCAGTTGGGGCAAGCGGGGGTACCGGCGAAGCAGATAATTTCTTCTCTTACTGCGGTTATAAAGGACGCAACCACTAACAACGTAAGCGCGGCGACCGAGTGGCAGAATTTAGTTAATAAGTTTAAAGACCCGGCATATAAAGCGACTGCCGACGATATGGCAATACTCGGGAATAATACCACGAAATTCGCCCTCGCCGCGCGAAACGGCGACTTAGATTATGGCCCCCTATTACAGAAGATAAAAGACTCGCCTAATGCTATTAATGATATGGCCGCTAAGACTGGCACGTTATCCGAGGCCCTAACACTCCTTAAAAACCGAGCTGAATTGGCATTAAAACCGCTAGGGGATTCTATTTATGGGGTCGCTAAAGATATAGTTAAAGGCGTAGACCCCATAATGACGGTCGTTGAGAATTTGGGTAAGGCGTTTGATAAATTACCCGCTCCGGTAAAACAGGCGACGGTTGTATTGGGCGCTCTTGCGGCAAGTTCCGGGCCGGTAATAGCGGCGGGTGGCTCTATGATGCAGATGTTAACGCCGCTGCTTCTCAATCTTGGTACGCTGAGCCCAGTATTACTTGCGGTAGGTATCCCCTTAGCCGCCGTCGGCGTCGCGTTTGGCGCGCTTGCTGTGGGACTCGGAATCGCATATACCGCGTCCGCAACGTTCAGAGGTGTTTTAGGGACATTAACAACCGCGTTTACGACGTTCGGGGGTAGTGTAATGAAGGCTATTACACAACTTACCAGCGGCGACTTTACGGGTGCGTTAGATACGCTCAGGACCGCATTAAACCAATTAGTTGTGGATTTGAGTACGATAAATTGGTCTTCCGTAGGCGATAAGATAAAGACCGAGATTGCAAATGCGTTTTCCGATAAATCAAGTACTTTGAATACGATTGCCGACCAGATACATAAAATGATAGATGCCGTACCGTGGGCGCAACTCGGACAGGAACTAGGGCAGGCCATGGGCGAGATGTTATCTATTGGGTTTGATGCGCTTACCGGAACCGGAGACACTGGTTCGGGCGGCGACATGTCTTCTCTAGAGATGGCCATGATTACCGGTACGGGCGGTTCGGGCGGCGGTGGTTTCGCGGGATTGAAAGAAGCAGGTAAAACCGCGGCGGGTTCATTTGTGGGTGGGTTTGAACAAGGGTTAAAAGATGGCATGAGCGATATTAACTGGGCCGCTGTAATAGCTGCGTTATGGGACGGCCTTTATAATCTTGGACCGCAAGTTATGGGGAAGGATAAGAACCTATTTAGTTATATGGCCGGCGGAGGCGCCGGGGATAATTCAGACGCGATGCGCGAGTGGATATTAAAGCAGCTTCCTTCGTGGGAGACTATACGGGATACTATTGGTAAATGGTGGGATGACCTAGTAAAACAAGTCGGCACTTGGTGGGATAATATACCATGGGGTAATCTATTTGGCGGCGGCGGTAAGAGTACCGGGAAGGGCGCCGCTATGATTGACATTCCGGCGAAACTAAGTGTTGTAATTGATTTCTTGGCGGGTGCCGGCAAAGCTATCTATGATTTTATTACGGGTGGTGCCGGTAAAATAATATCGGCCACTATTAACTTTTTAGCCGGCGCAGGTAAAGCCATTTACGACTTTATAACGGGAAGTGGCGCGGGTAAAGCTATATCGGCTACCGTTAACTTCATAAAAGGCGTAGGGCAAGAACTATGGAACGTGCTTACGGGTGTCGGCGGCGCGATTAAAAACGCTATTAATCTCACTGTTAACTTCCTAAAAGGCGTCGGCGGCGACCTATATGACCTTATAATCGGTGGCGCTACTAAAGCCATCAGTATTATCGTATCAATCGCAAACAACGTTAGAACATTAATAACCAATGCGATCGGCGGCGCCTATAACTTTGTAGTACAACTCGCATCCAACGTTCGTGGAATAATAACCTCTGCGATTGGCGGGGCATATAACTTTTTATTGAACTTAGCCTCCGATGCACGATCAATGGTAACTGCATCAATCGGTGGCGCATATAACTTTTTATTGAACTTAGTCTCCGATGCACGATCAATGATAACTGCATCAATCGGCGGGGCGTTTGGTATATTAATACAAATCGCAAACGATGTTCGCGGAGCGATATCAACTGCTATCGGCGGTGCGTTTGACGCGACCGTTAACGTAATCGCCCACCTATTAGGCGGCGGGGGTATCACGGAATGGGTGGGCTCTAAACTAGGTGGTTGGGGGTTGGGGATAGGTGCAAAACCGGTAACACCTCCGACACCTGTGCCAGCCCCCAACTTATCGGATTCGAGTGCTGTTGCTACGGGGGCTGGTCCGTCCGGCGCGCCTATGGGGGGTGGGGCCTCGGGCTCGAGCTCGGCGGCGGCGCCGGCGTCGTATCCAACTTCGTCCGGGTGCGGTCCGGGTTATTATTTCGTTCAATGTTCAACGTGTCCACCGGGTGTTGGATCGTGTCAACCGGCGGGTGCCGAAGGGTTTAAGTCCGGGGGGACGCGACTCGCCGTTTATGGTGAAGCGGGACCCGAAGCGAGAGTACCTAAGGCGATGTGGGGTATGCCGTGGGATTACGTCTTATCACACGTCCCAATAGCAAACCGTGCAACGTTAGCGGTGCCCGGCTCCGGCGGCCCGGAAGCGTTTATTCCTAAAGCGATGTGGGGTAAACCGTGGGGGAACATACTCAGCTCACTCCCGAAGCTACAAGGAGGCGCAGTGTCCGGCGGCACGCAACACGGAAGCGGCAGCTCCTGCGGCGATAAACACGTACATTATCATATCAACATACAAGACCCGATACTTAAAGAAGAGATAACGGAAGAAAGGCTTATCAAACTACTAAGACGCTCGGAGCTACTACACGGGGGTTGGTTATAAAATAATGAGCGCAGAAAAGATATACTGGGTTAGACCTGACGGTGGCACGCTTGACCTGACCGATGGAACTACTTACGACATCCGCGCGGGTGTAGACGGTAGATATATGCCTCCTTTCGAGTTTCTATCCGACGCAATATACACATACCCTGGTGAAGTCCTGCGAACCGTTAAGACAAAACCCCGCGAGATAACGCTCCCAATTACGGTGTACGGTTCAACTGTGACCGCTCTGCGCGAAAACCTCCGAATGTTAACCAACGCGTTTAATCCGCTTCTCGGTGAGGGGAAGTTGATGGTCGTTACTCCGGATTCGACGGCGGAAATATACATATTAAACTGCCGCTATGCTGGCGGGATGAGTTTAGAAGAATCATACGACACAGGTTCATGCACGTTTCGTATGTTTGTCGCTACGTTCATAGCCCATAGTCCTTACTGGTGGAAACCAACCGAAGAAGAATGGACATGGACGCACGACGATGCCGATTTGGCGAACCCGCAGACCGTAATTAATAACGGCGACATCGAAGCGTGGCCTGTGTGGACTATCCGGGGGCCTGCTTCTAGTGTGACGATATCCCATCTCAGAACGGGTAAATACATGACGATCACGCCTGCGACGGCACTA